CCAACACAAAAGTTGAAGGTTGAACCTATGACCCTGAAGGCGCTCGTCCGTGAGCGTGTTGAGGCAGGAAAAGAAATGCCAATGGATATTTTTAACGTGTTCGTAGGAAACCGAACCAAACTAACAAGGAAACAATAACCATGAACAAAGAAACAAGTATCGCGAAACGCGAAAATGCAGGTGCATTAGCAACAAATATATTTGAAGCCGATGCAAATGCTGGCTCTCAGAATATAACGCAGGAAGATCTTGCGTTACCTTTTCTGAAAGTCTTGGGACAATTATCTCCGGAAGTTAATAAACAAAACGCTAAGTTTATTAATGGAGCAGAACCTGGAATGATTGTAAATAGTGTAACCAAAGAGCTTTATGATGGAACTAAAGGTATAGATGTTATACCTGTCCATTATCAAAGACAATATGTCGAATGGCAAGACAGGGGACAAACTGGAAATGCTCCTGTAGCAATCCATAAAGCAGATAGTGATATCATAAGTACAACTACTCGTGATAAGTCTTGGAAGGATAGATTACCAAACGGTAATTATTTGGAAAATACTGCTAATCACTTTGTGATTCTTTTGGGTAAAAGTCCATCAACAGCATTGATATCTATGAAGGCTACTCAATTAAAGATTAGTCGTAAATGGAATTCATTGATGATGGGTCTCAAGCTACAAGGTAAAAACGGCTTATTCACACAGCCAACATATAGCCACATTTATAATCTAAAAACTGTTCAGATGTCTAATGACAAAGGAACATGGTTTGGATGGGATGTATCTAAAGTTGGTCCGGTTTCAGATAAAGGTGTTTATGCAATTGCTAAAGGATTTGCTGAAAAAAATAGCAAAGGTTTAGTGAAAGTTAAACCTGAAAATCAGGAAGCAATTAAAAAAACAATCAATCTATAGTTTCCTAGGGAGTGGGCGGCAGAGCGAGAGTGAAACCGCCCATAAAAATTATGATTGATGATAAAAAAATTATTGGTGGTCCAACCCTTTATGATGAGTGGCTTGATCTTGGGTACATTATCATTCCTTGTAAAGGAGGCCTTCCTGAAAAGGAAGCTAAAGGGTGGTCTCACCCTAATTTTAATATAAAGAAAGAAGAATGGAAAAATACCCACCCCGACTGTGAAATAGCTGTCAGACTAGACAACCTAGTTGATTTAGATATTGATAATTCAATAGCAAAAAGATTTGTAGATAAATATATAATAACTTGTGGAGCTATATCAGGTAGACCAAGTAATTCTAAAAGTCATTATTGGTGGAAGGGCCAATTAAAAAAAGAAGCATTTACTTTACCAAAAGATTTAATAAAATATTATGAAAAGGCTCCTCATGGTGCTACGCTTTGTGAGATAAGAAGTGGAAGTAACTTTTATACAATAGTTCCAGGATCTTTACATAGTAAAAATCACGAATATGTAAGATGGGAACACTATGACGGTATAAAAGAGTATTCAGGAGATTTAAATAAGGACTTAAGAAAGATAGCTTTATCAACAGCCCTTTGTATTTTATATGCACCAAAAGGTTCAAGAGATGAGTACTGTACTGCTATAGCAGGAGTTTTAGTTAAGCAAACTAAGTGGAAGAATGACGAAATCAATGAGTTTATTTATAATATTGCAGTAGCAGCAAATGACGATGAAGCTGAAAATAGAAAATCTAAAGGCACAACAGGCAGAGGAGCAAATAGAAATTTTGGAATGCCTAAACTTGCTGAAATACTCGAGTGTTCAGTAAAAACAATTGCACATTTATTTAGTTGGGTGGGAGCAGAAGACAAGTCTTTAGCCGATGTTAAAATAATTGCAGAAGAATCTATTGGAGATATTATTGAATATGGTCAGGATAGATACAAGATAGAAGTAACTGGAAAGTTGGAAGGTCAGGTAATTAAAAAAACAATTATCGTAGATGGACCCACGCTCATGAATCAAAAAGCATTTTACGATGCGGTTATTTCACAGGCACAGGTTTGGATTCCTAAGATGAAAGCTGGAGATTTTGAAACAATCATGAGAATGAAATTTGAAACAAGAATAAAATCAAAAAACTACGTAGAAGAGGCAGATAACAATTTAGTATTTAAAAAACATTTTACGAATTACATTAGCAGAGTCAAAGCTTTCACAAATAAGAAAGAATTAGCAAATTATAAATTGCCTTATTTTAATCAAAGCAAAAATTTATTATATTTCAATTTAGATAATTTTGAAGACTACTTACAAAGTCAAAAAATAAATTTAGATAGAGTAGATCTTGTTCTCAAGATGCAAGATATATTAAAAGCAAAAAAAGATCGTGGAAAATATAATAATAAATCTTTAGTGTCTTGGAAAATAGAGGATCCGGATTTACCTAATGAAGATTTAATTATCGAAGGCGAATCTGTAGAAGAGATAGGAGGTTTAATAAATGACTTTGAAAAAGATAGAACCTAGGTTTATTGCTGGCCCTCCCGGCACAGGTAAAACTCATGTTTATATAGTAGGACTTTTTAAAGAACTGATAGTTAAATATGATTACAAAAAAATTCTTATATTATCTCATACAAATGTAGCAGCTGAACAAATTTTAGAAGCTGTATATAAATTACCAGAAATGAAGGGAGTTACTAAAAAAGAATTAAGAGAAACGATTGGTACTATCCATCACTATTGTAAAAATAGACCATCTTTAAAAGGTAAATCAATTAAAACAAAATTAGAGGATCACAAAAATTTAATTTTACAAGACAGGCGTTTTAATGAAGACAGGAATCCTGATATTGAAAAACATAATCTCTATAGATTTAGATCAGATGCAAAAGGAAGTGGTCTTTCTTATGATGAATATTGGAGAAAATGCGATCAAGACGATTACAAACCTTATGGTTTAGAAATAATGAAAGAATTATTTAAAATTTATGAAGACTATAAAAAACTTCATAGCAGAGAAGATTATACAGATATGATAGAAAGATTTCTTGATCCAGATCTAGAGGATCCAGATATAGATGCAGTAATTATAGATGAATGCCAAGATAGTAATGTACCTCAAACAAAAGCTATTGAAAAAATGGCGACTAATGTAAAAGATGGACATTTTTATTTAGTTGGAGATGCAGATCAAACTTTATTTGAATACGCAGGATCCAACCCTAAATACTTTCATGAGTTAGCGTCTAAACCTTATTTTGAATTAAAAGAAGGATTAAGATGTAGTGAAGCAATAAATACAAAATGTAAAAAAGTTATTAAGCCTGTGTGGGATAAATGGAATTCACATAGAGTATGGACACCAGCTAAGTACCGAAAGGAACATGGCGTGGGACACATAGGAGAAACAATTAAAGGAATGGGTTATTACTTACCTTATTTAGAAAGAGGCTCTACTCATTTAGATATCTTATTAAATAAAATAAAAAATACTACTCAAACATTTTTGTTTACGTACAGGGGGACCCCCGGCGATACTCGTGTTACAAAATTCTTATCAAGAGAGGGTTTAGAATATTCTATGGTGGGTTCCTCTCCTCACGCATCTAAAAAAGAAATAAATTCTCATTATGTATGGGCTGATTTTATACAAGGTAAACCAATGCACCTTAATCAGGTTAAAACATTTTGGGATTACATTGGAAGTACAGTTATAGTTCGCGGTAAAGGTGAATATGATTTTAAAGGGTGGATCGAAAAAGATTATACAGTGGATGAATTAATTAATTTAGAATTACTAAAACCCGATTGTAAACAACATACGGACTTTGATTTAATTCGTGTGCCCAGTGGCATTGTAGGAGGTAAAGAAAAACTACAGTATATAAAAAGAGTTTTAGCTAATGGATTTGATAATGATAAACCTGATCAAATTTTTTATGGAAACATACACCAGGTAAAAGGTTTAACCTTTGATAATGTTATCGTGGACCATACCATGACTAGAGCCGAAGACTTTCATACACAGTTGAGATTAGAGTATACAGCTTATAGTAGAGGAGTTTTTGATTACTGGGAATTAGCATCAACAACAAATAGAAAGTTAGGAGTACGATCAATATGAACAACGTATATAAAAAACAAGTAGGTGGCACTCATTATCAATCGATGACGATTCAACCATCAGAATTTATAAACAAAAATAATTTGCCTTTTGCAGAAGGAAACGCTATAAAATATTTGTGCAGACACAAACAGAAAGGACAAAGGAAAGATTTGGAAAAAGCAATTCACTACTGTCAGATGGCAATTGATAGAGATTATCCAGAGAAAAAAGATTTCTTAGAAGAAGCTGAGAAAGAGAAAAAAGAATTAGAAGAATCTTATAAAGAATCAAGAAGACAAACAGAAGAACGGAAATCCAACGAATGGATTAAAGGCTATAACAAATGGAAGAAAAATAAATGATTAAAGCTCAAACAGAATGGAACAGTCCTACTACGTTCCCGGATTTAAAAGATCATAAATACATAGCAATTGACTTAGAGACGAGAGACCCCGGCCTAAAAACTCGTGGTTCTGGTGCATTAATTGGCGAAGGAGAAATTGTAGGAATAGCTGTGGCTGTTGAAGGATGGTCTGGTTATTATTCTTTCGGTCATTTAAAACAAAATCATTTTGATGAGGTTACAGTGATAGCTTGGATCAAAGACGTTTGTGCTTTACCTGCTACAAAAATATTTCATAATGCAATGTATGATGTATGTTGGTTAAGAGCTTATGGTGTTAAAATTAATGGACATATTGTTGATACAATGGTTATGGCCGCATTAGTTGATGAAAATAAATTTTCTTACTCTTTAAACAGTGCATCGTATGAGTATTTAGGCGAGGTTAAAGATGAGACAGCATTAAAAGAAGCTGCATCTGAAGCTGGAGTAGACCCTAAAGCTGAAATGTGGAAACTACCCGACATGTTTGTAGGTTCTTATGCAGAAAAAGATGCTGAGTTAACTCTGAAACTTTTTAAAAAATTATCAACAGAAATTAAATCCCAAGATTTAACAGAAGTATTTGATTTAGAAACACAATTATTTCCTGGTTTAATTGAGATGAAAATTAAGGGCGTTCGAGTAGACGTTCAAAAAGCTCATACACTAAAGAAACAACTAGCATCACAAGAAGAAACATTACTCCTAAAAGTAAAAAAAGAAACAGGAATAGAGCCTCAAATATGGGCAGCAAGAAGCATCGCCAAAGTTTTTCAAAAACTTGGTTTAGAGTACGAAAAAACTGCGAAAACACAGGCGCCTTCCTTCACTAAAAACTT